CACACTTACTACCACCAATCGATCCAGGCGCGATGCCCGGGTCACGAAATAGGAAGGCGCGATGCCCGACAACGAGAACACGACCCTGGACCAGGACACGACGACCGCCGCTCCCGCTACGCCAGAGCCTCCGGCTCCGGCCGGCGAGCAGCTCGGAGAGACAGGCATGAAGGCCCTCGAGAAGGAACGTCAGCTTCGGCGCGAAGCCGAGAAGAAGCTGACCGACCAACAGGAGGCAGCCGAGAACGCCAAGAAGTCCGAGTCGGAGAGGTTGACCGCAGAGCGAGATACGGCCCGCCAGGAGGCGCAAGAGGCCCGACTCGAAACCATGCGGATCAAGGTCGGAACCGCCTCGGGGTTGCCGCAAGAGCTGGTAGACCGGCTCACCGGTGATACCGAGGAGGAGATGAAGGTGGACGCCGAACGGCTTGCGAAGGCCCTCGGTCAGTCCGGTGGTGGGTTCGATGGTGGTGCGCGAGGCACCAACCCGAAGCCCTCAGACATGAACTCGATCATCCGGCGAGCGGCTGGTCGCTGACCGGAGGCCCAGGCGTGGTCTCTTCAAACCAACACACAAGGAAGTGAGAGGCTATGCCTACTTACAACAGCATCATCAGCCGCACGGACGCGGCCGCACTCATCCCCGAGGAGGTTTCGGCACGAATGCTGAAGGCCCTCGCGGCTGACTCGGCGGTACTCAACTCGTTCACGCGAGTTCCGGTTGCCGCTGCTCAGGTCCGATTCCCAATTCTCTCGGCCCTGCCCGTCGCGTACTTCGTCACCGGCGATACGGGACTCAAGCAGACGTCCGAGGTCAACTGGGACAACAAGTACCTGAACATCGAGGAGCTCGCCGTGATCTGCCCGGTCCCGGAGAACGTCCTCGATGACACGGACTTCGACATCTGGAACGAGGTCGAGCCGCTCATCCGGCAGGCCATCGCCCGGACGCTCGATGACGCCGTGTTCTTCGGTACGAACGCCCCGGGAACGTGGCCGACTGACATCGCGGCCGCTTGCGCAGCCGTGACGGCCCCGAACTCGGTCGTGCGCGGAACCGCGGCCGCAGCGGCGGGCGGGATTGCCGGAGATCTCTCCGACGTCCTCTCGCTCCTCGAGCTCGAGGGCTACGACGCCAGCCAGCTCATCGCGCGGACGACCCTCAAGGGTCTACTCCGTAACGCGAGGAACGTGGACGGCGATCGTCACCCCGAGGTCGATCAGAACAATGTGTACGGGGCGTCAGTCTCGTACCCGATGAGGGGCCTGTGGCCGACCGCCCTCAGCTCCCCGGAGTTGTTCGCGCTCGATCCAGCGGAGTTCGTCGTCGGTGTCCGAAGCGACATCTCGATCAAGGTCCTCGACCAGGCCGTGATCCAGGATGGCGCCGGTGCCATCGTGTACAACCTCGCCCAGCAGGACATGGTGGCGACGCGAGTCACCTTCCGTGTCGGCTGGCAGGTCTCGAACACGATCAACTACGACGAGCCCACCGAGGCCGACCGCTACCCCGCGGCGTTCCTCGAGAGCCCGGCGGCGTAAGTAATCAATCCGGGGCCGCGCGTGTGGACTCGATCCACACGCGCGGACTCCCCGAAGGGAGCACAAGATGGCTGACACAGCACCACACACAACCAAGCTGACGGGCAACAGCCCTTCAGCGATCGCGGCGGCAGACGCCGCGTTGCACATCGGCGAGGCGCCGTACATCGGGGAGATCACGGGGGTTTCATACACCCCCGTCGCGGATGTAACCGGCGACAACACCGAGAGCCGAACGCTCACCCTCGTCAACCGGGGACAGACCGGCGCGGGAGTGACGGTCGCCGCCACGCTGGCATTCGTAACCGGCGTTGACGGCACCGAGGACGACGAGCTCGCTTTCACCCTCGGGGTGGCAGCGAACCTGGACCTCGCCGATGGCGACGTCCTCGAGTTCGTCTCAACGAGCGTCGGCGGCACCGGCCTCGCAGACCCGGGCGGCCACGTCCAGGTCGAAATCAGTCGCGGACTGAGCTAGTCCGATGACCGCCAAGAAGAAGACGACGACCACGACCAAGAAGGCCGCGAAGCCAAAGGCTCCCGCTGAGCTGGGCGAGGTGCTCGGCCATGAGGCCGGCATCGAGGCCGGATTCACGGGGGTCGGCATCGACCCGCTCCCGAACGAGGCGTACTCGCTCGAGACGGGCCCCAAGTCGCCGACCCACGTCGAGCAGCAGGAGAGCGTCAAGTAGATGGCACGTTCACCGGAGGAGCAGGAGGTCTACGACCGTGAGCTGGCCCGTCAGCGGGCCTACGCCGACCGGCTGCGTCGCCTTGAGGGCGATGCGGCTACCCGGCTACAGCTCGACGAGAAATGGGCCCCGCTCCTCCGGCGGCCGCCAAACCAGATGCCCAATGTCCGCGTCCCTTACCACGAAACCGACCTGATCCCATAAGGAGGGCCCCATGGCCTCATTTTCTGACTACCTCGAGAACGCCGTGCTGGATCACATATTCGGCGACGGCACCCTGACCATCACAGCGCCCGTCTACCTGGCGCTCTGCACCGCCGTCGTCAACGACGCGCACACCGGCTCGACCATCACCGAGGCGTCTTACACCGGGTACGCCCGGAAGTCGATCGCCGCTTCCGATATGGACGCGGCTGCCGCCGGCGCCAAGACCAACGGCGCGGCGATCACGTTCGCCGCCTGCACGTCCGGCACAGATACGATCACCTACTGGGCGATCTGCGATGCCGCGACCCTGGGCAACGTGCTCTGTCACGGCAGCTGCACGTCGACGGTCATCTCAACCACGCAGACTCCGGCCACCATCGCAATCGGTGGTTTGGATGTCACTCTCGACTGATCGTGGTTTACGCGGTCCAAGCCCTGCTGAAGTTCGGCGGAGCTTCGGCCCGCGATCAGGTCCAGACGGACCTAACGACGTTCACCGCCGCGAACGCGAAGTGGGGCATCGAGCGCATCGACGCGCGCGATCACGAAGGCGCTCCGTCGCTGGTCGTCGAGCTGCGGTTCGAGGCGCAGGCCAACCAGACCGCGCTGACGAACCGGCTCGACCAGCAACTCAAGGGCCAGAAGCTCCCGCTGGCAGGCTCCTACGTCCGCTGGCACAACTGCCCGCACGACGAGACTCCGCCGACTCCCTGCGTCAACGCGGGCGAGCAGACGTGGTGATCTAGATGGCTGTCAGGGCGCTACTCGCCGGAAGCATCATCTCGCAGAGCGGGTTCACGTCCTGCGCGATCACGGACATTGACGAGGACGTTGCCTCAATTGACGCCAACTGGTGCACCGATGGCGACGGCAGCGGCGCGGCCGATACCGCCGTCGAGGTTGACTTCGCCGGTTACGGCACCGACACCGTCAACAACGCCACGCAGACCTTCAAGGCGGTTGTTCGCAAGTCACACAACGGCGCAAACCCGACCGCCGACATAATCGTCAAGTACGATGGCACCACGGTCGCGAGCACCCTCGGGACTTCGATCGGTCTTTTCAGCCCGAACAGCGTTACGCTGACGCAGACTGTGGCCGGGGATGCCGGTCGCACCGACCCCTCACTGTTCAGCGTCGAGGTCGTCGGGCACCGGTCCGGCGGCTCACCTTCCGGGCGCTGCTCCGTCGAGGTCGCAGCGATCACCTGGTCGATCTTCGACTACACCGGAGCGACCAGCGGGATCACGGCCCGAGAGTTCGATGGCGTAGACGACTCCCTCCGGACCTCCATCGGGAACGTCAACATAACTGGTGCCCTGACCGTCGCGGCGATGTTCCGTGGCAACTCGGTCGAAGCCAACACGGTCCGCTACCTGATTGCGAATCACACTTCAGCCGGGGGGCTGGCCGGTTGCCGTCTCGGAGTTGATAACGCAGGGAAGCTCCAGCTTGGGACCTCGGCCCTCTCGACTACCGTAGTGAACGAGGACGAATGGGTGATCGTCGCCGTGACCAAGGCGACCGGCACGTCCACACCCCGCGCCCATATCTGGCAGGGCGGAACTTGGACGCATGAGGCTATGTCCACAACGGTGGGCAACCCGTCCAGCCAGGCCGGGGGCACAGTCCGGTTCGGTGAGATCGTCGGGGTAGCTTGGAAGCAGATGGAGATTGCCGTCGCCGCCGAGTGGCAGTCGGAGCTGTCCGACGCCAACATCGCCACGCTGGAGGACGGTAGCGCCACCCAAGACTGGATGGACCTGAGTCCCGACGCTCTCTGGAACTTCGACCAGGCCGCGACCACGACTGACGTTCTTGACGAGACCGGAGGCGGGGCCGACCAGACCTCCCTCACCGGAACCACTGTCGTCAACGATGGACCCGCCGCCTGGGATTACTCCATCATCGCCCCGGCGGTCATCCCGCTCGCAGCCTCCACCGCTACCAGCACAACGGCTCTCACCCTCGCCGCTCCCACTGAGGTAGCTCTCGCCGCCAGCGACGCGACCTCGGCGACGACTCTCGCGCTCACCGCCCCGGCCGAGCTACCCCTCACCGCCAGTGTCGCTACCAGCGCCGCGACCCTTACCCTCACCGCCTCTCCGACCTTCGCGCTTGCATCCGACGCGACCTCGACGGCCACGCTCGCCCTCACCGCCACCACGGAGGTCCCGGCCGCGGCATCCGACGCGACGAGCGCCGCCACGCTTGAGCTCAGCGCCACCACCCAGGTCCCGCTCAACGCCTCCGATGCTACGTCGACCGCCACCGCTGAGGTCACGATCCCCGCCGCCGAGGAACTGGTCCCGTTGCAGGCTTCGGATGCGGTATCGACTACCACGCTGGCGCTTACAGCAACCCCGACCTTCGCGCTGGCATCCGACGCCACGAGCACGGCCACGCTGGTGCTGTCGGCACAGACCACCGTTCCGCTCGCCGCCTCTGACGCTACCTCGACCACGGCGCTATCCCTCGTCGTCCCTGTTGAGGTTCCGACCGGGCCCAGCATCGCTACCTCTACGGCCGCGCTGGCTATCGAGGCTCAGACGGCCCTGCCGCTCGGCTCGAGCGATGCGGTCTCCACGGCTGCTCTGGCGATCGAGGCTCAGACCGGCGTCCCGCTCAACGTCTCCGACGCTCTCAGCACCGCCACGATCGACGTCAGCGCCCAGACCGAGATCCCGGCTGCGGCCAGCGACGGAGTCTCGTCCGCCACGCTAGAGCTCACCGCCGGCGCATTCCCGTTCTTCTTCCTCAGCGCCGACGCCGTATCGACGGCCACGCTCGAGATCACCGCGCCGTCCGAGGTTCCACTGGACGCCTCCGATGCGGTCACGACTACGACGCTGGCAGTCGAGGCACGAACGGAAGTGCCACTGGCGCCTACCGCTGCGCTATCCACCGCTGCCCTCGAGGTCACCGCACCCGCTGACCTGACGACCGGGCCCGCCATCGCGCTCTCGGCGGCCACCCTCAGCATCGTCGTCCAGACAGAGCTCCCGCTCAGCGCGTCTGACGCGACCTCTGCCGCGACTCTGGATGCGTCGGCTCAGACCGAGGTCCCGCTCGACGCCTCCGACGCCATCAGCACGGCCGCGCTGGCGATACAACCCTTCTCTCCGATCTTTGAGTTGGCGACGGCCGCTACCTCAAGCGCGACCCTCGCCCTCTCCGCCCCCACCGAGATCCCGGCGGACCCCAGCGCCGGGGTCTCATCGGCTACGGCGACGCTAACCGCTACCACCGAGATAACGCTCGGCTTGAGCGATGCGGCATCTGCGGCCACCCTGACCGTTACGGCGACCGCCGACGCCACCATCCCGCTCGGCTCCTCCGACGCTACCTCGAGCGCGACCCTGGACCTGACGGCCACGCCGACCTTCACCCTGACCATCACGGGGCAGAGCGGCGCGACGATGACCTTCACCGTGCCAGCGGGGATGACGCTAGAGGCCGCCGCCGGCGCATCGCTGGCCATCCTGGGGATAACCGCCCCGACCGAGATCCCCTTCGACCTCTCGGCCGCACTCTCGGCGACCGCACTCGAGCTACGAGTCCGCGGCCGACCCGCCTTCATCACCAACTTCGGAGTCTCCGGTCGGGCTTCCTCCGTGGCAGCGACCTCCGGAGGCGATACCTTGACGGCAACGAGTCCGACCGGAGTCTCCGGTCGGGCTTCCTCCGTGGCAGCGACCTCCGGGGACGATACCTTGACGGCAACGAGTCCGACCTCCGAAACTAAGGACACCTAATGGCACATGACATCGGCGATCTGGTCACGTTGACCATCACCTTCATCGACGACGCCGGTGACCCGCGGGATCCGACGACGGTCGTCTGCACGGTGCAGGCGCCAGATGGGACGCTGACGACACCCAGCGTCGCCAATCCGAGCGTCGGCACCTACGTCGCCGAGACCGAGCCCGCCGCCTCCGGCGTGTGGCGCTACAAGTTCACCGGCACCGGTGCATGGGTGGCGGCCGAGGAGGGTAGCTTCGATGTCCTCGTCTCCTCGATCCCCGAGCCGACGCTTCCTCTCAGCGAGGTCGAGGTCCGCGAGCGGATCAAGCGCCTGTGCGCGGCCGCCTACGACCCCGAGCTGGACGACGGCGACGTCGACATCCTCGTGCGGCAGGCGAAGATGCCCGACCTGTACGGGCGGATGCCGGCGGACGTCGACTGGGAGGCGACCTGGGACATCAACTACGCGGTGATGACCGGCTGGGACATCAAGGGGGCCAAGGCCGCCGGTGACTTCCGCTTCGAGGAGGATCAGCAGGTGTTCTACCGCGAGCAGGTCGCCCGTCATTGTCAAGCGATGAGTAAGCGATACAACCGGCGCGCGATCAACGTGCCCTATGGGGAGGTTCCATCGACATGAGTGAGTGGGAAGTAATCGGCGTCGCTCTCATCATCCTATTCGGCTACCGGCTCGGCCTCGTTCGCGGCCGCAGGGAGGGCATGGTCTCGGGTTGGACCCTTCGTGAGGAGCAGTACACCGAGGACATGGCCACGCCCTTCATCGAGAGCCAGCGCGAGAACGCGAGGCTCCAATGAGCCTGCTGCTCCGGCAGGGGCAGATCGACCGGATGCGGCTGACCGTCAACCGCGCCCTCCCCGATGAGCTCGTGATCCACCGCCGCGCCCGGGAGTCGGACGGCGGCGGCGGTTTCCGCACCGCCTACCTACCCGATCCCGATTCGATTGCCTGCCGGGTGTCGAATCCGTTGGGTGGTGAGACTGACGTCCGCCAGGTGTCGGGCACGCGGCTGGCGGATGAGGATATGTACACGGCGTCGATTGCGGCCGAGGTGTCGATCAGCAAGCTCGATCGGATCGAGTGGGAGGGCCGCACGTTCGAGGTCAACGAAGTCCTCCAGCGCGGCAACTGGGAGCTGACCAGGCGCGTCAGGATCAAGGAGGTCTGATGCCTGCCGGTGCTCCGACCTTGCAGTTTCCCGCCGGCACTGAGCTCGGCGGCATCAAACCCGGCGGCCGCTTCTTCTCGATGGCTCAGGCCAGGGCCGCGACGGTCGGTACGGCCGTCAAGGTGTCCTATGCCTCGCGGATTCCGCAGATCATTACCGGGATGCAGGTGCGGGCCAACGTCGCCTCCAAGGAGACCGCCGAGGCCGTGATGGCCGACGCCGAGGCGAATGTGCTCGCGATGGAGGGGGAGATGCCCTACTGGACCGGCGAACTCTACGACGGCTTCTACGTCTACCACGGCAACCTGACCGACGACTACCTCGTCGCCACCGATGTCGAACACGCTCCCTGGGTCGAGTTCGGCTCGATCAACAACGAACCGCCCAGACCGTTCTTGATCCCAGCCGTTGAGGCGAACAAGGTGAAGCATTACGAGGCGACGGCCAAAGCGATGCAGCGTCTCTGATGGCGGCCAGCGTCCGCACAGCCATCGTTGAGGTCCTCGCCGCCGACTCAGGGGTGGTAGCCCTGCTACCCACCTTCCAGGGCTTCCCCAGCATCTTTCACTATGCGGCCCCGCAGGACGCCGCGATGCCCTTCATCCTCGTGCACCAGCAGTCGGGCATCGTCGAATACAGCTTCGGCGATGGTCTGGACCACCTCGACGACGAGGTGTGGACAGTCAAGGCCATCGACCGCAACGACACGCCGGAGAACGCCGAGGCCATCGACCGGGCCGTTCGGGCAGCCCTGCATGACGCCGCGCTGGATGTCGCCGGCTACGGAACGCTGTGGTGTCGCCGCGAGGGCGACGTGTACCTGGGCGAGGTCGAGGAGGGCGAGCTGATCGCCCACGTTGGGGCCATGTACCGAATCATCAAGGAGCCCACATGACCATCGCTGTCCTACCGCGCCTAAGTGCAATCCGCGCCTTCCTCGAGGAGGCCGTCGCCACCGTCGCCCAGGAGTACGAGGTGATGGTCTCCACCGGTCGCACCGAGTTCGACGAACAGGGCTTGGACCGGCAACGGTTCCAGCTCGTAGTCGTGGTCGGTGAGCGCGGCGAGGACAATGAGTTGGCCCTCGACGAGCTGCTCGACTCCAGCGGCGAGAGGTCGATCAAGCGGGCGGTCGAGAGCGATCGCACTGTCGATCACAACGCGGTGGATACCCGGGTGCTCGCCACCAGCGGGGCCCGGGGCTTCGCGGGCGATCCGGTCAGGATCGGCGCGGAGTGGACAATCGAAGTGCTACTGGAAGGATGACCATGAGCGAAGTTGATACGCCCGCATTGGCGGGCCACGAGCCGGAGCCAGAAGCTCCGAAGCAGACGAAATACCGCGTCAGCGGTACACAGCCTTTCCTCGGTCACAAGCCGGGAGAGACGTTCGAGGCCGAGCTGGACGAGGCTCAGAAGGCCCGCGCTATTGCGCGTGGGTCGATCAAGGTCGCGGGCGGCAAGGGCGGCGGCAAGAAGTCGGCGTTAAACGATGCCCCAACGGGCCAGAAGAAGGAGTAACCCATGAAAACGGTTCTTCGCAACGTCTTCGTGAGTGTTGATGGGACAGACCTATCGGACCACTTCACGCAGATCACAGTTGAGGACAGCGCCGCCGAGGTCGATTCGACCGCGTTCGGTTCCGTTTACACCCAGGCCATAAAGGGGCTGAGGACAGCGCAGATCACCGGAACGGTCCAGCAGGACTTTGCTGCCGCGTCTGTCGATGCCACCCTGTCGGCCCTCAACGACCAGGACACCACGTTCGAGGTCATCGTCGTAGGAGACGCTGACACGACCGCGGACATCTCCGCAACCAACCCCGGCTACCGCATCGCGGAATCGCAGCTCCTCGGGTACACCCCGATCAGCGGCGGTGTCGGCGACCTGTCGACCACCGACGTCACGTTCTCCAACGCTGGCGATCTCGGGGTCGAGCGCCTGACTGTGGCGCCGTAGCTGATGGGCGAGGGAACAGATCCACAGCAGCCCTACCCCGACCTCTCGGAGGACCATCCCGAGAACGGGGGCGGCCCCCGGCGGCTCACTGTCGAGGACCTCGCAAACCGGACCCGTTTCCGGTTTCGCGAGGAGGAGCTCGAGGTGCCCGAAATCGGTGGGACGCTTGTCCTCAAGTCCTTGTCCGTCAGGGAGCGCGAGATGCTTCCCGACGCTGAGGAGCTTCAGGAGACGGACGATGCTGGACAGCGCACGCAGCAGGCGATTCGCAACGCCGCCCAGGTGTTCGCGGTGATCGTCGCCCAGCCGAAGGTGTCGCCGGAGGAAGCCGAGCAGTTCCTCGGCGACTGGCCGGCGGAAGCCTTCGACCGGGTGACCGCCGCCTACGGCGAGCTCGTCGGCAACCGAGAGGAGGAGAAGGCCGCCGCCGCGGAGTTTCCGGCGTAACGGCTCACTTCGCTTCCAGTTCCAGCTAACCCGCGATCTCGGCTACCGATCGGTTGACGAGCTGCGTGACGGCATGACGGGCCAGGAGTTCGTCTGGTGGCAACAGCTCTATATCCGAGAGAGTGACGAGCGAACCGAGGCAGGCTGAGAGATGGGGCGAGGTCCAGTGTGCGACCTCGCCCCATTTCTGTCTAAGCGCTTAGACCTGACGGGTCTCGTTGTCGCACCTAACCTGCCCAGAACACCAACCTGCCCATAGGGGTAACTCCTATTTTGGGCAACTAGCTTCAGCTTCAGAAAGGAGGAGCAGTGTCAGTTTCAACCACCGGCCGCCCAGCAGCGGTCATGTCAATCCTCGTCACCGCCAACACGCGGTCGGCCAGGGCGCAGATGGCGGCCCTCAACCGCCAGCTTGCGTACAGCGTCTCGTCAGCATCGAGGGGCTCTATGGTCCTCCAGCGCGGGATCACCGCGCTCAAGTTCGCGGCTGTCGGTTCAATCGCCGCAGTCGGCGGGGCCGTGGCCGCAGCCACGCAGTACGAGTCGGCGTTTGCCAACGTCCGTAAGACTGTCGAAGCCACGGACGCACAGTTCGAGAAGCTGAACAAGGGCTTCATCGAGATGAGCACCCAGATCCCCGAGTCGGCCAGCTCCCTGGCGGAGCTCGGCGGCGCGGCCGGTGCCCTCGGGATCGGTCAGAAGAACCTCCTCAAGTTCACCAAGACCGCTGCGATGCTCGGGGATACGGTTGACGATCTGACCGCCCAGGGTGCAGCGGAATCACTCGCCCGCCTCGGCAACATCATGGATCAGAGTTCGACCAAGGCGTTCGAGCGCATGGGTTCGACGCTGGTGGACCTCGGCAACAAGGGGGCCTCGACGGAGGGCGAGATTGCGGCTATGTCGCTCCGCATCGCCGGCGCGGGCAAACAGGTCGATCTGACAACCGCTCAGGTGCAGGGTATGTCGGCGGGCCTCGCCAACCTCGGCATCCGCTCGGAGATGGGTGGCTCCGCGATCAGCCGCGTGATGCTCGCGATGCAGGCATCCATCGCGAAGGGCGGGGAGGAGCTCAAGACCTGGGCGGCGACCGCCGGCCTGAGTGTCGAGCAGTTCGCGATGGCGTTCAAGAAGGACGTCCCCGCCACGATAGCCACCTTCGCTGAGGGGCTGAACAGGATCAAGGAGGAGTCCGGCTCCGCGAGCCTGACGCTGGCCGAGCTGGGCAAGGCTGCCCATACGTCGATGAACGACATCCGGGTTCGCGACACGCTGCTTCGCGTGTCCGGCAACACCGATGAGTTCAACCGTTCGATGAAGGTTGCAAATGAGGCATGGAGAGAGAACACGGCGCTTCAGGTGGAGGCAGAAAAGCGGTATCAGACGCTTGCCTCGCAGATGGAGCTTCTGGGGAACCAGATCGTGGCTACCGGCATCGACCTCGGGACCAAGCTATTGCCCGACATCAAAGAGATGGTCTCGATCATGAAGGACGACGATCTGCCGCTCGGCGAGAAGATGGGCGAGATTCTCGGCAAGCTCGGCGACATCATCAAAAGGGCGACACCGCTGATCGTCGACATCTTCAAGCAGATCGGCAAGGGCGTGTTGGACGGCTTCTACGCAATCTGGCGCGACGCCAATCCGCTGACGAAGGCCGCGCTGACGGCGCTGGTGATCCGGGTGATGGGCGGCAAAGGGGCGATCAGGGCCGCCGGTGCCGCGCTGGGCACGACGCTTACAGGCGGGATGTTCGTGGGATTCAGGGGCTCTGAAGCAGCCATCGCCGCCGGAGCTCGATTCAAGGCGATGGGCTCTGGTCTCGGCAAGGTAGCTGGTCGCGCCGGGCTCGCAGCGATGGCTACGGAGTTCCTCTACCCCGGGGGCATCGAGGGCATGTTTAAAGACCTCAAGCACAAGGTATGGGCATTTTGGTTCGGCGGTGACGAAGGCGCCGGCTCCTCGGAGGAGTTCATCGACTTCCTCGAGGAGGAGATGGGCGACGTCGCTAAGGGGCTTGGAACGGCTATGCAGGGGGAAGGCGTCCGCGTCAGGACCGTGCTCGGCGATTTGATCTTCGACCCCGAGACCGAGAAGGTCGTCAAAGCCAAGTCGAAGGCCCTAGGGAGTTACGTCGGCAAGAGCTACGCCGAGGTGATGACCAAGCTCCAACAGCAACTACTCAGCATCGCCCGGGAGGGCGGTGAGACTGACTTCATGGGCTCGCTGTTTCCCGAGGACGACCCGAGCCTCGATCGGATCACCCGGTTTGCCCAGGGCCTAGGTGAGACCGGCGACAAGGTCGCCAAATGGACCAGGAAGCACAAGGAGGCCGCAACCGACGTCGAGAAGGCCCAGGCCAACTACGACCTCGTGCTTCAGCACCACAAGAAGAACTCGGTCCCCGCGATCCGGGCTGAGGTCGAGCTTGCCAAGGCCATGAACCGGACCCTGCGGTCCTCCGAGGCGCTTGCCCATGCCGAGAAGCTGCATGGGGCCAAGCGCCGCGCCACCAAGAGCGTGATGGAGGGGTCGATCAAGCTTCAGCTCGACGAGCTTGAGTTCAAGAAGAAGAACCTGCGCGCACTCAACGAGGAACTCTTGGCGGCGGACAAGCGCGGCGCCACCTGGCAGGAGCAGGAGGCCCTCCTCGAACTGATTACGGCCGCCACGAAGGACGTCGGCACCACCCAGAAGGACCTCAACAAGATCATCGGTCGTGCGTCGGAGCAGATTGGGCCCAAGTTCGCCAAGCAGTTGGAGGAGCTGATTGGCAAGCACAAGGACCACGGCAAGTCGGCCAAGGATTCCGGCAAGGACGTCGAGAAGGCCAACAAGGGTGTCCAGGACTCGGCGAAGAAAACCGGCAAGGCCGTCGGCAACATGGCGGACGACGGGGTGGCCGCCTGGGGCGACTTCGCCGGCGCAGCTTCCGATGGCGTCTCCTTCATCGAAAAACTGACCGGCGGTGCCCTTGGGGCGATGGGGTTCAAGGCGATCGACTTCGGGACGCAGAAGCAGCGCAAGTCGTTCGCCGGATCGAAGATGAGGGGCGGTCTGGTCCCCGGGACCGGGACGGGGGATTCGGTTCCGCTGCACGTCGGCGGACAGCACATGGCGAACGTTGAGCCGGGTGAGAAGATCGCGGTCGTCAATCGTGAGGCAGCGAAGGCGGAGATGGAGAAGAACCGGGCCGTCCCGCGCTATGCGGAGGGCGGGGTGATCGGCGGCCTCCAGCCTGGGATCAGCAAGCTCGCGTCCTGGGCGGGCCGGGAGCTCGGCCTCGGGATCAGTTCGGGTAAGCGGTCGGGGGGCGGCGGTTCCTGGCACGACTCCGGCCAAGCCGTCGACCTCGTGCCGCCCAGCCTCGGCGCGACGAAGCGCATCTTCGGCAGCTTCAAGTCGCAGCTCGAGGAGCTGTTCTACGACCCGTGGGGCGGCTTCAAGAGCGGCCAGACGATCGGTCCCATCGGCGATCATTTGGACCACATCCACGCGGCGATCCTCGGTGGCGGTGCGGGCGGCGCCGTAGGCGGGATTCCTCGGGTGCTCATGACCGGGCCTGACGGGGCGTTGAAGGGCATCGGGCAGGGGGCGCTGGACAAGGTTCGCGGAGCCGCCAACAAGCATCTCGCGTCGAAGGGCGGTGGGGCTCACGGCAACATCGCAATCGCGAAAGGCCCGCTCCAGGCGGCCGCCAGGAAGATGGTCACCTCGGCGTGGGGTGCGGGTGAGTGGGGTCCGTTCTCCGAGCTCGTGCAGAATGAGTCGGGTTGGGACCCAAGCATAATCAACGCCAAGTCCGGCGCGGCGGGCCTTGCTCAGGCGCTCCCGGCGTCGAAGTATCCGGCCGGCGCGTGGCCCTACACCGGACTCGCCTCCGCGAAGAAGCAGATTCAATGGATGATCGGCTACATCCAAGACCGATATGGCAACCCCTCGGCGGCTCTCGGGGCGTGGGGGGCCCGCAGCCCGCATTGGTATCAGGAGGGCGGCATCCTGGAGCTGGCCGCCGGCAGTGATTTCGGCCCCGGGGGCGTCACCTACAACCTCGAGCAGATGCTGGCGAAGGTCAAGAGCCTGGGGCAGGGCATCGACATCCAGGACGAGCGGATTGAGATTGCGGACGCCCTCGCCAATGAGGACGGTGAAGTGTCGGTGCCCGAGCTGGCGAAGCTGAGCGGCCTCAACCAGACGCTGCTCTCCAAGCTGTACGGGCAGCGCAGCACGGTCAACGACGCCCTGGGGCTCGTCGGCGGCAAGCTGGAGCGCCAGGAGGGCCGCGACAACACCGCCAAGATGTCCGAGAAGATAACCGAGATCACCCACGAGATAGCCCGCCGACAAAAGCGGGTCGAGGCTTTGCAGAAATCGCTGAAGGACGTCGGCAAGGACGGCGAGCGGGAGCGGTTGCAGAAGGAGCTCCGCAAGGCCAAGCCGAAACAGAAGCCGGCGATCGAGAAGCAGCTTCGCCAGCTCGAGAAGTCGCGCAGCGACCAGCGCGAGAACCTCGAACACAAAATCGAGAAGCAACAGAGGCGCATCGGCAAGCTGCGCGATGAGCGCGGCGACCTGCGTGAGGCGCGCGACGCCCGCAAGGACAAGCTCTCCGACAACATCGAGGAGTCGAAGGACCGCCAGGGCGACCTCTCCGATATTCTCGTCGGCCTTGAGGGCGTCACCGGTGAGGGCGGGCGCATCTTCGACACGAAGCTGGAGATTCGGCGGCTAGGGCAGAAGCCGGACGAGGAGACCGCCGATCCAGATCCAAACTTCGAGGAGCTACTAAGGCTCCAGGCCGAGAAAAGCGCTGACCTGCTCCGGGCCTTGAACGTCAGCCAGGCCCAGTACGGCGTATTCCAGGGTGCGTTCGCAGGCGGTGGGCGCGTACCAGGTGCCGGTCACGCCATCGTCGGTGAGCGCGGGCCCGAGGTCATCTCGACCCGCGGCGGCGAGCAGATCACCCCGCTGGGCTCCGGCTCCGGACTACGCATCGTCATCGAGGACCACACAACCCGCGTCTTCGTGGATGATAAGGAGATCGACGCTCAAATCGAACGCAGGATGAACAAGACCTCTAGATCAAGAACCTACGCCGGCGCCGGGAGGCTAGCCTAATGGCCGCTGACACCATCACCCTCGACCCCGGGGCGGTTGCTACCTCGAGGACGGCGCTCCCCCTAACGGACACCTACGCGATACAGGCCGCCGACTACGGCAACGCCGAGGTCGAGCAGTTCCTCGCCGACCGTTCCTTCGGGGCGGTCCCGGTCGCCAGCCGCATCCCCAACCGCACGGTCGTCTACGGCCTGCGGATAAAGGGCACCGGGGTCGGTGCGGCTATCCGCAACCTCCAGCAGAAGGTCGCGCTACTCCAGGCGGAGGGTGGATGGCTAGGCCGGGTGCTAAACCCGACCGCCGCCGGCGAGTGGGGAGCGGACGTCATCTACGCCGACGTCGTGAGTGCCTCGCTGACCCTGCCCGCCGACTTCATGGCCCAGGAGCGCGAGACATTCCTCAACGCCGAGCTCACCCTGATCTGCCTGCCCGACTTCTACGGGGCCGAGGTCGCCGGCAAGACCACCACCGCCTCCGCGAGCGATAACGACTCGCTGATCTTCACCGAGACCGACATACCCGGCGACTACTCCGCCCGCTCCCGCTATACCTTCGATGCCACGGGAGCGCAGGACCGCCAGGCCGTCCTCATTGCCTCGCAGTCCCGCACCTACGACGCCGCCGCCACCGCCGCCCTCAGCTACGAGGCCGAGGATCTAACCCCGCTGGATGCGGCGAGTCTGGCGACTAAGAGCGGAGCCCACGGTGGCGCTACCAACAATGTCCTCGTCCACTCTGCGGTCGGTCCTCAGTGGGTGCCGGTCCTCTCGACCGAGATCAGCGGCACCGGGCACCTAACCCACCACGGGGTCTACCGCCTCTATGCCCGCGTCTACGTCGATAACGGCCTCGTTGAGGGCGTGGAATCCACGGCGGGCGGGATGATCCGGTTTGAGTACGCGACCGGCGATGCCGTTATGCGGCGGGCGAATAAGAGCGTGACCGTCAACGGTGGCGCGACCTTCTATATCAAGGATCTCGGTGAGGTTCGCATTGACACGGCCGCGGTCGGCACTCAGCAGTGGGAGGGTGCCATCTTCGCCTATTCCAGCGCTGGCGGAAGCACAACGGTCGGCATCGACAAGCTCTGGCTTGCGCCCACGGAGTCGCTGTCCATC